GAATAAAGGTTTAAAATTAAATAGAGATATGGAGATATGAAATGAAACTCAAACAACTAGCCAGCAAACCACAACTAATCCGCGTAGTCCTCAACGACGAGGAAACAATCAAAGAATATAACGAAGAACTTGAATTTTGGGTTTGGGACAAGCAGCCCCTAGCCAAGTTTATCAAGTTTGCCAACGTTACTGCGGAATCAGATAGCTTCCCCGAACTAATCGAATTTTGTGCTGAACTCATCCTTGATGAGGAAGGTAAACCTGTGATTGGTGAAGGTGAAGTGTTGCCTGCTACAGTTATGGTGCGTTGCATTAATAAAGTAGTTGAACAACTGGGAAAGTAACCGGTAGTTCACTCCGAGAAGGTAGCAGTGAGCTCAATATTGCAATCATGTTGGACGCACTGGGTGAACGGTATGGTATGCTACCTTCGGAATTGTTAGACCGCGCGAATACATTTGATTTGTGGGTTTATGATGTTGCTGTAAGTTGGATTAATAATCAAAGCGATAAGGCAAATGGTAAACCAGTAAAATACGATGAAAGTGATTTGCGTAAACGAATGGAGAATGTAAAAAATGCCCGTGGTAGACAGTAAGGATTTTAACAAATTACTACGTGATCTAGAAGTCAGCATTGTAGATGCTTGGCAAGAAACAGGCACATTCTTCAAAAACACAACACCGGTTAGATCAGGCAATGCTCGCAGCCGCACACGCACAGTTGGTAAAAAGATTTCAGGCGATTATGCTTATGCTGGCCGCTTAGATGAAGGTTGGAGCAAACAAGCTCCAAATGGTATGAGTGATCCAAGTTTGGAATACTTTGAAAAAGAAATTAACAATATTGTGAGAAAGTATGGCTAAAGAAATCCGCGTTGCGCTGGTCTTAGACACCAGTAACTTTGACCGAGGCATTAGACGTGCTGAAGCTTCATTGGGCAGTTTTGAACGCAAAGGTTCTGCTGTTGCCAGCACACTGCAAGGTGCATTTGCTGCAATCATTGGTGTGGGCACCATCGATCAATTCATTAAGATGGAAGGTGCGCTAACTGGCTTGCAAAACAAACTGCAAGTTGTAGCTGGCAGTCAAGAGAAAGCCAATGAAGCATTTGCACAAATTGCAGGCATTGCTGATAGAACACGTAGTGGATTAGCTGACGTAGGTGATCTTTACAGTAAGATTGCACTAGCTGGTGAGAAGCTGGGTCTAAGTCAAAGTCAAGTTGCACAAACCACTGAAACATTTACCAAAGCACTTAAACTAACTGGTGCAGGTGCACAACAAAGCAGTGCTGCTATTCTACAGTTTGGTCAAGCATTGGCAAGTGGTAAGATGCAGGGCGATGAATTCCGCTCACTAATGGAAAATGCTCCAGGCTTTATGCGTAAGCTCAGTGATGCACTGGGCGTAAGTCAAGGTGAGTTGCGTAAGCTAGCCACAGAAGGTGCGCTAACAGCAGATGTTATCATTGCTGCTACACAACAAATGGCAGCTAGTGTTGAAGATGATTTTGCTAAAACAACACCAACTATTGCTGATGCATTCACAGTATTGAAAAATAACATCATGTTGATGTTTGATGAAATCAACAAAGGCAGTGGTGTATTTGAATATATTAGAAAATTAATTCTATTGCTGGCCGACAACATTGGCGTAGCATTCAAGTTCATTGGTGCAATGATTGCATTTGCGCTAGGCGCTCGCGCTGTTGCAATGGTAATGAACTTTGTTAAGGCACTGCAAGTATTACGTGCTGCTACCAAAGCACAAACAGTTGCACAAGCTGCACTGTTAGCACTGGGTGGTCCAGCTGGATTAGCCGCACTAGCTGCTGGCGCTGCTGCTGCGGCAGGTGCATACATGCTGTTAGACAAAGCTATTCCAGACAGTATTGCACTGCCAGAAGGTCCAGGTGAAGTTGACCTAGGCACACCACCAGATGCACGTGGTTTATTAGAAGCTGCCAAAGCTAGAGCTGCTGCTGAAAAAGAAGCTGAAAAGTCAGCTAAGAAAGCACAGCGTGAAGCTGAAGCAAGAGCAAGAACTGCCGCACGTAACCTACAAAGCATCAAAGAAAATATTGCACAGCTACAAGTTGAAACCACAGCAATGGGCGAGAAACTTGCGTTGGATCTACGCTTAGTTGGCACTGCTGAAGATTATATTGAAACACAGCAAAAACTGTTTGATCTTAATAAGAGTCGTGCCAAAGCAATTGCAGAAGTGCAAGCCAAAGAACTCAGCACAATCCCAGCAGAAAATGCACGCCTACAAGCAGAAGCTATTGCACAAGTCAACGCAGAGTATGACAAGCAAGTTAAGGCATTAGATACATTAATTGCTATCCGTGTTAAGGAAGCACAAGTATCAGGTGGTCGCGATGTTTCACGTATTGGTCGTGAAGCTACTGCTGCTGTTGAAGCTATCAACACAGAGATTGGTGCTAGAACAATGTTGTTTGATTATCAAAAGCGTCAAGCAATTGAAACACAAAAGATTAATGCCAAGGCACGTGATGATGAAGCACGCCTGCGTGAAGAAAGTGCAAACATGGATCAAGGTTTGTTTAACACACGTTTGGCAAACATCTATGCACGCCGCGATGCTGAACTTGCGTCATTGGATCAAGTTACAGAAGCAGAACGTAAAAAGACAGAATTACTAATGAGCTTTAGCGAAGGACTTGCTGAAGCTTCACGCAATGCCACACGTCAAATCCTAGACGAAGCTGCATATGCACAACAAATTTTCAACACTGCAATGAATGGATTCAGCAGTGCTATCCTCAAGTTTGTGGAAACAGGTAAGTTAAGCTTCAAGGATCTATTCCGCAGCTTAATGGCAGACATTATTAAAATGCAAGCCAACAGACTGTTCCTACAGTTATTTGGTGGTGGCGGATTGTTAGGAGGCTTCCTAGGTATCCCAGCACCAACACCAGGAGCAAGAGCAGTGGGTGGTCCAGTTATGGCAGGACAACCTTACATTGTTGGTGAACGTGGTCCAGAACTATTCGTTCCCAGTGGTCCAGGCACTGTAATGGCCAATGGACGCTTTGGCAATAATGCACCCACACAAGTGGTGTATAACATTCAAGCTGTGGACGCAATGAGCTTCAAGCAATTGGTAGCACGTGATCCAGAGTTTATTTACAGCGTAACACAAGCTGGCGCTAGGAGATTACCACGATGAGTTTACAAACAATAATTGACAATGCAATGAGCATTGAATTTGTTCGTCGCAAACTAGCTGGTCAAAGTGTAAGCCGCAGCGGACAAGTTAAGATCAGTAGTGTAGCCAACAACACTCCATGGCAGATGATTGTGGAGCCACGCCCAGGTATGCGTTGGGTTGACTCACGTGACCTTATTGAAGAAATTGATAGATTAGATCGTGTGTTCTTAGAAGTGGTGGACATTGGTAATACAAATCCCAATTTGTCTTATATCACCAGCTATCAAGGCACACTAACTGGCACAGAACTAAGCACAATTACAGTAGCCAGTGCTAATGCGCTAACCATTACACTAAACGTAAGTGGTATTACAGGTGGCACTAAGGTAGTGTTTGAACCAGGTGACTTTATTCAATTGGCAGGCAACTACAAGTATCCATATACTGTAACAAGCCGTGTGCTACGCGGTGCAGGAAGCACTGTAGAAGTTCCAATTAACAGACCATTCATTGACCAAAGTGGTTATACTGAGGTTGGTGCAGGTATCATTGTTGGTAAGTTTGTTACTTGGCAAATGGTAATGACCAAGAAGCCCAGCTATCGTGTGGTGCCAGGTGGTTACTTGGAATGGACAGACAATTTTGAATTAGTGGAAGTGATTGAGGATTAAACATGTCAACTAGTATACCTCAGGTTGCCAATACAAGTATTAGTCATGCAGTGTTTATTGACCTAACACTGAATGCTAACTTTGTGCCTACAACCTATTACATCAGCAGTGCTTATAAGCCTATTACATACAACGGTAATACCTACACAGAGCTAGGTGCGTTCTTACAGTTAGGTTCAATCACTGATGACCTTAAGGTTACTAATGGTGACTTGCAGATACAGCTAAGTGGTATTCCCAGTGATGTCAACTACATGGATCTAGTGTTAAGCTATCCAATCAAAGGTGGCAACGTAGTTGTGCGTCGTGGATTCTTTGATGTTAACACCATGCAGCCTATTGCTAATGCAATGTATGAACGTTATCGCGGTGTTATCACAAACTTTGCTGTGGATGAAACCACAAGTTTCTTAGATGGTGAATTGGTTAACACAATCACTGTAACTTGTGCAAGTATCAACACTGTTCTGCAAAATAAAATTACAGGACAGAGAACTAATACCACAGATCGTCAACGCTATTTCCCAGGTGACATAAGTTTTGATCGTGTTAAGGATCTACAAAACACCAGCTTTGACTTTGGTAAAGAATATACAGGCGGCACTGGATACGGAGGCGGAGGAGGCGGAGGCCGAGGCGGCTTTGAGGATTTTAATACGCAGGAAAGATAAGATGGTTAGATTTGCAGGTTTGAAAGATTTTGATAGGATTATGGAGATGATGATTAACTTTGCCAACAGTGCACCGGTAACAGCATATCATAATCCACAGTATAATGACAGAGGCGTTAGAAATTATCTAGCACAGGTTTTGTCAAATGGCTGCATTATTGTAGGAGAGGCAGATGGACATATACAAGGCATGTTGTTGGCACAAGTATGCAGTGATCCATGGCTTCCACACATTAAGACGCTGAAAGAGTTAGCTTGGTGGGTTGAACCCGAGTATAGAAATACCACACTGGGCTATAAGTTATTAAAGAAGTATGTGGAGACAGGTAAGCATATGCAGTCAACAGGCATTATCAATAATTTTGTGCTAACAAATATGACTACCAGTCCTGACTTTGACCTTGGCAAGCGCGGTTGGCGTGCCATTGAAACAAATTACGTGTATGAGGGTGCATAATGGCAGTTTTTACAGCAATCGCAAGTGCTATCGTTGGTGCAATTGGTATCAGCACCGCAACTATCATTGGCACAGTTACATGGGCTAGTTTAGCTACCAGTATCATTGCCACTGGTCTTGCAGTAGGCACAGCAAAACTATTAGGTGTTTTCAAACCACCCAGCGCAGGCAATCAACGTGACCCAGGCGTAAAGATCCAGCTTGCACCCAGCACAGACAACAAAGTTCCTCGCTTGTATGGTCGTAACTTTACAGGCGGCATTATCATTGACGCGGAAATTAAAAATTCTAACAAAACAATGGCTTATGCTATTGTTATCAGTGAATATAACAGCAATGACGTTTGGACAATCAACGACATTTACCGCGGCGACCAGCAATTAAATTTCACTGGTGCTAACGTTACCAGTGTAACAGATCCAAATGCTACCAGCAGCACAAACATTGCAAACAAAATGCGTATACGTGTGTATGCAGGCAGCAGTGACAGTGCAGATCAAATCTTCCCAACTACTGGTGCAGTAGATGCATATGGTGCAGGATCAGGACAGTTCAGCAGTTGGACCAGTGCAAACACCATGGAAGACTTGGTATTTGCCATTGTGGAAATGGATTATGATCCGGAGAATGACCTAACCGGACTAGGTGCAATTACATTTGACATCAATAACAGCTTAAATGAGCCCAGCAACGTGCTGTTGGACTACTTACGCAATGAACGTTATGGTGCAGGTGTCAGCAACACAATGATTGATACCGCAAGTTTCAATGATTGGTTCACATATGCTGATGCAAATGTAAACTACATTGACACAGCAAACGTAACACAGCAGCACAGTCGCTATCAAATTGATGGTGCACTAAGCACATTCGTTCCTGTGTTAGACAATGTTAATAAAATTTGCCAAAGTGGTGGTGCGTTCTTTACATATAATGCCAAGCAGGGCAAGTTTGGTGTTGTTGTTAATCGCCCAGCCAGCAATGCTGAACTAAGCAGTGCATTTGTGTTTAATGATGACAACATCACCAGCAGTATTACTATTACTTCAACAGAATTATACAGCTTGTATAACCAGATTGAAGTGGAATATCCTTCAGTAAATCAACGTGACCAAACAGATGTTTACTTTGCAGAGTGCAATGTAAGCATTCGCAACAGCAATGAACCAGACAACTGCTTGAAATATCGTTTAGACATGGTCAATGACCGCACTCGTGTTGCACAGTTAGCAAACATTGACCTTAACCAAAGCCGCATTTCAACTATTTTAGAATTTACTGCTGATTTCAGCAGTATGACTGTTGATGTTGGTGATGTTGTTAAGGTTACACTGCCATTATATGGTTATAATGAAAAACTGTTCCGCGCAATGCGTGTAATTGAACAGGAAGATCCAGATGGCATGCTGCATTGCAAGTTCACACTGCTGGAATATGACGAGGATGTGTATGGTGACTTGCTCACACAGGAAGATTTACCTCCTCCAGTAACAGGTATCACTAACTGGTGGGTGCTAAACAGCAATGCTGTGCTTACAATTGGTAACATTACAATTGTAAATGATCCAACCAGTGCAAACGCACAACAATATTATCCAGCTAACGGCACATTTGCAGGCAACGTTACAATTTCCAACGTTAGTGCAAACTTTGGTGCTGTGTATGCCAACACAACATTTATTAACGTGCCTATCAAGCCTCCAGTTAACACCACGTTCAACATGGCACGTGTGGCAGTTATTGATGACAGTGGTGCTAATGCTGCTCCTGTTATCTATACACAAACGCCAACCAGCTTGAATGGTCAAAGCATTTATTATACCGACGATGAGTTTTTTAATTTCCCAATAAGCACAACAGCATTCAAGCGTGACATGCCATTCTACTTGGAAATCCAAGCAATGGACACACTAACCGGTGCTGCAAGTCGTGTGTATACCACTGCACAGCTAAACGTAGATCGCAGCAATACAGTTAGTGTAACTGATGTTAGTAAGTTTGGTGCAGGCGGACAGTTTGTCACAGCAGGCTTAAGCAATACAACTATTGCAGCAGGCACAACTTATCGCAACATTACACCAACAGCAAGTATCATTACCTATGACGTCAAAGGCATTGATCCAGGCGTGTATATTTTAGATGCAGCAGTAACACCAGGCGGCACACTAACAGCAAACACTTATAGTGTTGCTATGCGTAGTAATGCATTGGTTTGGTTCAGCAATACCACAAGCAATGCTAGCATTAACTTTGGTGGTGGCGGTGCAGAATACATCAATATCAGCAGTGGTTCGGGCATTGTTCCACAGATTGTTGATAACCAAGAAGTTATTTTAGACAGTGGCGAAATGGCCAACGTGTTCCCAGGTCAAATCTATGATGACATGTTCCCCAGCAACGTAACACTTTGGTTGCAGGGTTACAACACATTGGATGACAGCAATGCTGCTCCTAGAACAATGGGTGATCAAAAGATTAACTTGTTTAAGATTACAAAGAATAGGTAACTGTATGCAGAGAACAATATTTGACAAAACCACAGGTGAAATAGTTAGCAGCGCAGACTTATCTGATGCACAGTTAAACAAGTTGCTGGCTGAACAACCAAACTTAGATTACATCAATGTTTACACTGCTGGTGTAAAGAATATTGCTGTGGATCCTGTTACAAAGAAACTAAAAAAACTTGCACCAAAGCCAGTGGACATTGCGGGTTTGATTAGACAGCGCCGATTAGGTTTATTAACCAGCAGCGACTGGACACAAACAATTGATAGTCCACTCAGTGAAAGTAAACGTGCAGAATGGGCTGCTTACAGACAGGCCTTACGAGACATGACAGATAACGTTGCTAATGTAAATAGTATTGACGATGTAGTGTGGCCAACACCGCCACAATGATTTGCGGGAGATTATAATGTATAGTATGACAGTTAAATTTATATTTGGTAGAATAGAATTGACCAAAACTATCACTGGTGGAGACCGTGATGAGTGCATGGCTTCTATCAACTATACACTGGATGCAAATCCTGCATTAGATTACGCAATTATTGAGGAAGGTAGTGTATAATGCCATTCAATGATGTTGGATTCGTTACAAAGCGCAGAGGATTAGGTGGGCAAGGTGGCGTAACACCTGCACCCAGTCGTAATTTAACTATCACAC